ATGCATGATTTCGATAATCATCTGAAAGATGATAAGTCTGTATTTTATTATGCTAGGTATGTAGATGATATCGTTATTGTTACTAGTGGTTTTGAGGATAGTAATGCTTTTATAGAGAATGTAAAATCTATCCTTCCACCGGGACTGAGCTTTAATGAAGGGGAAAAATATTACATTAGCGATTTGATTCCAAAATCTGCTAAGAAAAAAAATACCGAATCACCCACGAAATTGTTAACCTTTGAGTATTTAGGATACGATTTCAGTGTTGGAGATAAAATAGAAGAGTGCAATATAAGAGGGTTTTATAGATTAATTGAAGTTGATCTTGCACATGCAAAGGCTAATAAAATAAAAAGCAGAATAATTTATTCTATTATTGATTATAATAAAACTAAAGATTTTGAGTTGCTATGTGAAAGGCTAAAATTTCTGTCTACAAACTTTAGTATTTTAGACTCTGGTAGAGTATTAAAACGATTGTCTGGTATTCATTATAATTATCCTCTTGTTGATGCCAGAACTTCAAGGCGTCTTGCTGAACTGGATTTGTTTTTAAGAAAAGCTGTATTATCGTCCAATGGTAAAGTTTTTTTTGATTTTCATGCGAACTTAAATCAATACAAAAAATATCGTTTGCTTAAAATTAGTTTTGTTAGAGGCCATGAAAAGCGTCATTTCTTTCATTACTCTGCTTCAAAAATGATGAGAATTCAAAGGTGTTGGAAATATGTCTAAAAAGAAGGAAGTAAGAGTTAACAAAAAAGATTTTAATAGGGTTCTGGTAACTGAAACCATACCTTATGAAACACCTATAATAGTGTCCAATGATGGTTTTTATAACAATGTAGTAAAATACCAAACGGCCAATGACATAGCTAAGTTATTGACTCAAAGAGTTATTCTAGGTGAAAGAAAGAAAGGCAGGTATACGATTCCATATGTCTTTAAAATTAATAAAAATGAGACAGAGTTTCGGCGATTAGCCTTCCCACACCCCATATCTCAGATTGAAATGCGAGATTTTTATCTCCACTTTAATCAAGTGATGATTAATTTCTGTTCTAAGAGTGATTTTTCTATTCGGAGACCAGTAAAGGTTGCAAGTACTTATTACTATAAAAATTTGCTGGAAGATAAGAATTTATATAAGAGAGGGCCTGTTGATACTGACAAAAACGAACTATTGACTCGGCATGCTTCATCATATTTTGGCTATCACGGTTATGATCGTTTGTATAAATTTTTTATGTCTAATGATTTCATTGACCTTGAGCGTAAATATAATACGTTATATACATTAGACGTTTCAAAATGTTTTGATAGTATCTATACTCATTCAATTTCATGGGCTACAAAAACTAAAACTTTCACTAAAGGCATGTTGGCTAATAAATCATTAAATTTTGGTGATGCATTCGATAAATTAATGCAACGTTGCAATTTTAATGAAACTCATGGTGTGATAATTGGTCCGGAAATTAGTCGTATATTCGCTGAGATTATATTTCAAAAAATAGATTTGAATGTTCAATTTAAGTTAAGAAATATTGATACACCCTTAAATAAAGGTGTTGACTATGATATTCGTCGTTATGTTGATGATGTTTTTATATTTTCCAAGAATGAAGTTAACGCCGAAATAATATATAAGGTTTATGCTGATAAATTAAATGAATATAATATGCATGTGAATTTGGGTAAGGTAACAAAAAACAGTCGGCCTTTTATCACAGCAAAAACGCAAATTATTCATCATGTCAATCAAAGGATGAATGTTTTTATTGATTCATTTATTTCATATGACGATGAAATGAAATTAATTGTTAAGTCTATATACAATAACAGGAAATTAGCAAACAAGTTTATAGATGAGGTTAAAATTATATGTTCCGAAAGAAAATCAGGATATGGTGAGGTTTCCTCCTATATTGTGTCTGCTATTTTTGAAAGAATTAAAAAATTAACTTCTTCAGTTAATCAAGCAGAAGATAAAGATATATATAATGTAATGTATGTTTTGCTTCATATTTCATTATTTTTTTTCAGAGTTGCACCTTCTGTTAGTTCATCATATAAGCTAGCATCAATACTTATAGTAACCCTAAGATATTTTAAGGCTAAAGTCCCATCTTATAGTGATCTTATTGCATCATATATTTATTTTGAAATTGAAGACTTTCTTAAAGCCGCTAAAAATGGAAAAAAAACCATTGATAATTTGGTCAGTCTTGAAGCATATAATATTATGTATGTTATTGGAGAGTTAGATCAAGATAGATACCTATCAAAGCAGTTGGTTGAGGATGTTTTTAGTGAAGTTGATTCCTATTTTGACATAGTGTCCTGTCTGTATATTGTGAAAGATAAAAAGGTTTATGATTCACTTAAGAATAATATTATTGACGTTATAAATTCAAAGTTAATGTCAAGTGATAATATTTTAGATTATAGTGAAAAGGCAATGCTTTTTTTGGATGTTATGTCCTGTCCGTATATTGATTTAAAATGGAAAAAAATATGGTTGAAGTCAATTCTAAAAGAATTGCAAGAAGCTACTCCTAACAATAATGAAATAGATAGTTTTATAAGTTATTCTGTAGCAAATCCTTGGTTTGTGGACTGGAGTAATGTCGATCTTTTGAATTTCTTAGAAAAAAAACAATTGAAAAAAGCCTATTGAATTGCTAAGTTATTGTCAATGCAACCAATATGCCCTACACGATTTTTCGATATACTAGGGCTGATTACGGTAGGTAAGTTACACGTAACCTTAGCTACCCTATGACGCTCAAGAGCAGCAATGCACACACTAAGGGATGAGGTTGCTTCAATTTCTTTTATTTTCTACAAAATTCCCCCACCACTGCATCAGTTCTACTCTTTGTTGCAAATAGACAGAGAGATTGTATGCTCTTCTTACTTCATTCTTATCAGTATGTGCTAGTGCTGCTTCAATGACGTCTGGATTAAATCCTTTTTCATTGAGCGTCGTGCTAGCTATAGAGCGTAAGCCGTGAGCAACCAACTTCCCATTCCAGCCAGCTCTTTTTAGCGCAGCATTAGCCGTCTGGCTATTCATAGCTTGCTTTGGATTATTTCTACTTGGGAAAATATGCTCACGATGAGCACTGATAGGTTTCATCACATCCAGAATTTCTAATGCTTGTGGTGATAAAGGAACAATGTGTTCACGCTTAGCCTTCATTCGTTCGGCGGGAATCGTCCAGAGTTTGGCATCGAGATCGATCTCTACCCAGCGAGCACCAGAAGCCTCAGAAGGACGCACTAGGGTCAGAAGCTGCCACTCAATAAGACAGCGAGTCGAAACAGTTAGATTTGACATGACCAGAGAACGCATCAGCTCGGGTAATTCTTCTGGTCGTAGCGTGGGCATGTTTTGCTTTTTGGGTTTCTCAAATGCCATTCCAACACCTGACGCCGGATTTGCATAAATCAGACCGGTATTAACCGCGTAAATCATTATCTCGTTAATACGCTGGACTAGGCGACGAACCGTCTCTAATGCGCCACGTGCTTTTATTGGCTCCAATGCTTCGACAATCGTTCTGGCCTTTATCTCCTGAACGGGTATCGCACCGATTGCTGGGAACACGTCTTTATCCAAAGAACGCCAAATATCCTTTGCATAATCCTTTGTGACACTTTTGCTTTTAATCTGGAACCAGTTAGCAGCCACTGTTGAGAAAATGCTGTCTAACTCAATCTGGCGTTGTTCTGACGCTTGTTCCTGTTGCTGTTGTGGATCCATGCCTTGCGCGAGCGTGGTTAAGTGCTGGTCGCGTATCTGACGAGCTGCTGCGAGTGTAAGGGCAGGGTATGAGCCGAGACTCAAATTTGTGCGGCTGCTGCTTCCCGGTCGTTGATAACGGAAGCGCCAGAGTTTTTTACCGGAGGTTTTGACGAGTAAGAACAGGCCATCACCATCATGCAGGGTGAAGTCTTTTTCGCGGGGTTTCGCTTTCAGGATTTCGTTGTTAGTGAGGGGGCGTGTAATGCGCGCCATGTCTGGATCCCTTCCATAATTGGTACACGTTTAATGGACCACTGTATAGCGTGTACCTAAACGTGTACCAATTTTCTCTGGATTTAGCCGGATGTTCTCGGACAGCAACAGACACAAAAAAGCCCGCAGGGCTTGCGCCGTGCGGGCTCTTAGGACTTCATCGGATGACTCTGGTAATCACCGATGGAGAATTTTGGTGGAGCTGGGGGGATTTGAACCCCCGTCCGAAATTACTACACTGTAATCAGCACCATTCAAAAACAATAATTTATCTTTAATATCAATGTGATGATTGTCATTGGTAGACGGCTGTTTACATTGGTTATTAGTCTGGGTGGACACTATGTGGATCTTCATTTGCCTTTAGCAATGTGAGGGGGTTCTTGGTTATGGCATCTTCTAAATGGCTTGGTGCAAAGTGTGCATAGACCATTGTTTGCTTTATATCTGCGTGCCCTAAAATATCTCTCAGTACAATAATACTGCCACCGCTCATCATAAACTGGCTTGCAAATGTATGTCGCAGAACGTGGGAGCATTGCCCTTCTGGTAGTTCAATGCCTGCACGGTCTAATGCTCTTTCAAACGATTTTCTACACTGGTTGAAAAGAGCCCCACGTTTTTTAGGAATTTCGTTATAAAGTTCTTGGGTTATCGGAATGGTTCTGTTCTTTTTACCTTTAGTTTTTATAAAAGTAATTCGATAAGGAGTAACTTGGCTGCCAGTTAAGGATTCAGCTTCACCCCATCTAGCACCTGTCGATAAACAGATTTTTGTTATTATTTCTAAGTAAGGGTTTCGCGATTGTGAGCACACATCTAAAAGGCGCTTAATTTCATTTGGGTATAAAAATGTTAATTCGGATTCATCAATTTTAAATCGACGAATACCAGTAAGCGGGTGGGGGTGTTCCCAGTGGCCTAGTTCTTTTAAAGTACCGAAAACAGCTGAAAGATTGCTTTGTTCTAGATTAACAGTCCTAGGCTTTACAGCCATTTTTCTACCGTGAATATCAGCTAGCTCCCCCGCTAACCGAGCTTCACGATATTTACTAAAATCCGCAGCTGTTATTTTAGTAGCAATAGGATCACCCATACCATCACAGATGGCTTTTAGTTTAGCTAGTAGTCTTGTTGCTGAAGATAAAGTTCGACCGTATAGGCTATACCAGAGGTCAATTAATTCAGACAGTCTACGATTATCTTCTTTATCTCCTAGCCAAGGTTTATCAGTCATCTCGCCTATGATGTGTTTCTCATAGGCGAGAGCTTCACCTTTAGTGATGAATTTTTTACGGATGCGTTTACCGTTTACCCCGTTAGGGCGCATGTCACACATCCATTCACCACTATCCAGCTTTCTTACCGTCATTACTCATTTACCTGATAAGTGGCCACAACTTTGCCAAGCAATTTAACGTCTGAGGCGTCGCAATCTATTGGATATTTACCCCAATCAATTCTCAGTTTATTGCCGGGTAGAAGAATCAACTCTTTTATGCTTTTTGTTCCTGAGTACTCAATCAGGAATTTTCCATCGTTTACGGGGTACTCAGCAATATCGATAAAGTATTTTACAGAGCCTTCGGTGACTATCTGTAACTCCCCCATAAAGTTCGGCAACAGAACCTTGTCATAGATATAGGAAGACTGGCGCATCAGTTCTTTGCCATCAATTTTGTACGCGGCAATTCTGACAGTATCGCTAGCTAACTGATCATATTGAACCCCCTCACCAGTCGTTAACCAGTAGATAGATGCACCGGTTTCCAACGCACAGCGAAGCACTAAATCTGCAGGGAAGTTATCCCTCATGATTCGATTCCCTAATGAGCTGGCTGCAATCCCTAAGTAGTTAGCTAACTGCAATCTTGAAGTGAACCCATAAGCCTCACAGATTCGTGTGATTGCATCCCGCGCACCCGTTTCGAGGTTGTAAGTTGTCACGTTTGTCGTTCCTAATGGTTGACAAACGACAAAGCCTGCCATAAATTAGCGCCTGACACTTATGTCGTTTTATTATTTAAGCCTAAACCTAATGGTTAACATCGGTTGTCACTATCTACTAATAGTGACAACTCAACGGGAGATTTTGCCCTATGCAAACAGCTACTGCAACACATACAGAGAACCGTTGGGTTCCTTTGAAAACGTTCTGTGAACGTGTAGATATTAAAATACGCACTGGTCGTTACTGGGTTCACAGTGGAAAAGTCAAAATAAAGCCAAAGACGAAGCCGAAAGATCATGTTTTTGTCGATTGGTTTGCATGGAATAGTGACAAGTAAAAACACTTTTCGTGAATGCCTAGCGCTATTTTGAGTTATCTCTGGAGTTGCGACTATGTTTGATTACCAAACTTCTAAACATGCGCACTTTGATGCGGCATGCCGAGCATTTTCACTGGGGCACAATTTGGAACAGCTAGCCGAGGTAATAGGCATGCGTGGCCAAACGCTGCGCAATAAGCTGAACCCAGAACAGCCCCATCATTTGACGGTGCCGGAAATTATTGCGCTGACTGATTTCACCGAAGATGCCCGCTTGCTGGATGGCCTTTTGGCACAAATCAACTGCCTGCCATCTGTGCCACGCAATGAAGCCAAACCGGCAAACTTGCCGATTTGCACCCTGAGCGCCACGGCGTCAGTGGGGGAGATTGCTGCGCAAGCCGTATCACAAGAACCAATGACCGCAGCCCGCCGTAACGCGATTCTAGATAAAGCCAATAGCGCGATCCGCAATCTTTCGCTGATCGTCTTATCGGTTGAAGCGCGTATCCAATCCACGCCGATGATGGCCGCCGCAGTTGATGCAGTGAATGCCGTCATACCTAACGTGATGTAGGGAGCATACAAAATGCAGGTGTTTATCAAACTCCTTAAAAAACAATCGCCAGCGCCGCAATTGGCCGCAGATGCGCATGGCTGGCTTGAGCTGCCGGATGGCCGCCGTTGGTCGCCATGTGTCAGTGAGTTCCATTTTAATAAACCACAGCAAGCAACGCGCCGCCCTTGGTGGTTCCGCTTGATGGGATTAAGGGGGTAATCATGGCAGATCATAAATTTTGGCTTAGCCAAATACGCCGCCAGCTTGATCCGCGCTTCAACCGCGCAAAGCGTGTATGGCAAAGCCTTTCAGCCGAACAGCGCGGTGTGTTGCTTCATGCCGCTGGCTTGCCGCCTGTTTTATGCCGGTATAGCTGGGAAGCTATCGACGCTAAAGACTTGGTAAAACTGCGCCGTGGTATTCAGCGCATTAAGGCGTTAATTGGTCGCTTTGACGATTTGGCCAAAGAAGATTTTTGTTCGACGGGTGCCGCTGAAAACATTAGCCCGGCACCTGTGGGCGGGGTGGAAATGGTCATTGCACCACGTCTGCTATGGCAGGCTGAGCAGGCCATTGCAGCCAAAGAAGCACAGCAGCATTAAGGGGGATTTATGCGCTTTGTCACCGTTGAGTTAGAAGGTCTGTATCAAGATTTGGATAGTTGGCGTGTACCGCATAACTACGTGCGTTTCTTTATTTCTAAATGTCAGGTAGTGAAAGGCCGCGTCTCGTTGGCTAGCTTCATGTTTAACGACACTGAACATATGACGAACCCGCGCCAGTGGCTTGCGGCAAATGCGGCATTTTGGTGCCGGGCTTATCGCGAATCCCAGCAATATGCTGATCAGGCGCAGGCGCTTGGTGCCATTCAATCAGTGAATGCGATGGCGGGTATGTTAGGGCATGGTGATGTTGTTACGTTGATTCACTCCTGGTGGGATAACACGTTTGAGCTTCACCAACTGCCGCAGCTAAACAGCAAATTCAGCCAGTGCCCAGATAAAACAACCTTTCATTAAGTAATCAATCAATACCGAGCCCCTGTGGTTATCCCGTATAGCCGCGGGTTTCTCTTTGCCTAAATTTGGAGAAGTACCTATGCCCGAGCATATGAAACGCCAAGATTTAAACCGAAATTCAGACACTGCGCAGTTAACGGCCATGTTGAATTCAGCCCGTTTAGAAGGTGAAAAACACGCCGCTGATAAGTGCTCTATGCGCTTGGATAAGCTGGCCGCAGAAGCGGCGAACAATGGTCTTTCGGCTGCGGAAATCATTGAATTAATCCGCGAAGAGTCAGCGAGTTTGGATAGCAAGAGTGGTGCGGCATGGAACTGATAAGGACGCCGCTAAAATGGGTAGGCAGTAAAGCCCGCATCATGGAAACGTTACGCCCGCATTTACCTGCGGGTGATCGCCTTGTTGAGCCGTTTGCCGGTTCCTGCGCTGTGATGATGAATACTGATTATGAGTCTTACCTGATCGCTGATGTGAATCAGGATTTGATCCATATGTATGTATCAATGGTTAGCTTTACCGACAGATTTTTGCATACGACAGAAAACCTATTTGAAACAAGAAATACCCCAGAGTCTTACTATTCGTTACGTTTGGCATTTAATTCAAAATTATATGATTCCGCAGATCGTGCTGCGTTGTTTTTTTACTTGAATCGTCACTGCTTTAACGGCCTGTGCCGCTATAACCAAAAGGGTGAATTTAACGTACCGTTTGGACAGTACAAAAAGCCCTATTTCCCAGAGAAAGAGATTTACGCATTTGTTGAAAAAGCCAAGCGGGCTGAATTCATCTGCGGTCATTACAGCGAAACGCTGAGTATGGTTAAAAGTGGGGATGTTGTTTATTGCGATCCGCCATACCTTACCGATACGGATAATTTCACCGCATACCATACGCAAGGTTTTACCCATCTTGATCATGGCCGCTTATCCAGAAAGCTGCGCCGCTTGTCTGCCCGTGGTATTCCGGTTATCGCCTCCAATAGCGATCTGGATATGGTGCGTTACCTGTATAGCGGTTTTTCTTTTGAGTCTATCACTGCGCCTCGTAGTGTTGGCGCAGCAGCTGGTAGCCAGAAATCCGCTGGTGAACTGATTATTAAATCAGGGGTGAGCTATGCGTAAAATTATCAATAGCCACCTCGCCATTGCTGTGCAGGAAAAAACGAAAACCCGCCCGCGCCGTTTGGTGTTGGAGATCTCCCGTACTCACGCGGGGGTAACATCTTGGGGTGTTTTGGCCATTTATGACCGCAAAGTCATGTTGTTGCGTGATCTGGTTAGTGAGTGCGTGAGCTGGGCGGTGAATGGCAATTCCCAATTTAGTGAGTCTGATTATCTGCTACTCGTTGAGCAGTTAGCAGGCCATTATCTTGAGGCATTGCACGAGTTGAAATGGACTGGTGCTTAATGCTGGACGTTATCGACGTGCAGCCCGAAGCCTATCACACCGTCAATCAATGGCGGTGTGAGCAGTTTGCGCCGGGTGCCCCGCAAGATATTAGTATGGCCGAACGTGATTTATGGCATTTGGATAGTGCCGATCATGAGTGGCGTCATAGCCTGCTGAAAGACATTCCCAACTATCTTGCCCGCTATTTTGTTGAGCGTTATACCAAAATCTATAACAGCAGTGAGCCACATGAAGCCCGCCGCCGTGCCAATACGTTTTTACGCACTACCGTGGGTGAAAATATATTGCCACGTCTGCGTTTAGTCGCTGACCAATACCGCCAGTGTAGCCCGCATATAGCAGAGGCTACGTTTCCTTTTTATTCCCAGCTAAAAGACCTGCCAACGTTAGGCCGTGATGAGCTGCGCAAGTTGTCTGCCGATGCGGCGGATTATATGGCGCAGGCATTCATGGCTTTTACCGAGCAGCATTGTGCAGAACAGGCACCTGATGCAGCGGTTATGCGTCAACGCACACTTTCTGCTTTTCGCTATCTAGGTGAGCTAACCGAGCAGATCGGGACAGTGCCGCCCTATTGGGCTGCATTTATCAATGGCCGCCGTTCACTGCCTACGCAATCCGCTGAGTCTGGCATTTTGCGCATGATGGCAGCGGATTGGTGGCTGGTGCGTTTAAAGCGCCGCCGTGATCTACATAGAGAGCATTTGGCCATCGCTGTGGGGCAGGTGCAAAAGGCGGCGTCTGCGTATGTTTCGCGTGGTGGGTTGCACGAATGGATTGAACAGAAGAAAAGAAACCGTGAATTTTTCAAGGCTTTTGAACTGGAAGATAAGGACACTGGCCAGCGCGTTTCTATGGAGGACATGGTTAATGGCAGTAGTGCAAATCCAGCAATCAGGAGATGTGAATTAATGGTGCGAATGAGAGGTTTTGAAGATTTAGCCAACGATATGGGCTGTGCAGGCGAGTTTTACACCATCACCGCACCATCGGCTTATCACGCCGTCCATAGTCGTGGTGGTTTTGTTAAGCAGTGGAACGGCGCAGATCCACGCACTACGCAAAAATATTTGTGTAAGGTCTGGGCACGTGCGCGAGCAGCGCTTAAGCGTGAGGAAATTTCTGTTTTCGGTTTTCGTGTGGCAGAACCGCACCATGATGGGACACCGCACTGGCATATGTTGCTTTTTATGCAGCCTTGCCACGTTGAGCGGGTGCGCGAAATTTTACGTAAATATGCTTATGAGGAAGATGCGCACGAACTGGATACGGCAGAGGCCAGAAAAGCCCGTTTTCATGCGGTGCCGATTGAGGAAGAAAAGGGCAGCGCTACGGGGTATATCGCCAAATACATTTCAAAGAATATCGACGGTTACGCGCTGGACGGTGAAAAAGACGATCAGACCGGTGAGAGCTTGAAAGATATGGCCAAATCTGTGTCTGCATGGGCTAGCCGCTGGCGTATTCGTCAGTTTCAACAGATTGGCGGTGCGCCGGTGACGGTATGGCGTGAGTTGCGTCGCCTGCCGGGTGATGAACAAATCCTACCCACTGAGGATATGGATAACGTGCGCTTTGCTGCGGATAACAATAATTGGTACGCCTACACCGAATGTCAGGGCGGCGCATTTGTTAAACGCAGGGATCTGACCGTTCGCCTCGCCTATGAAATAACCGAGCAGGGCAACCAGTACGGCGAAGATGTACAGCGTGTTACTGGGGTTTATTCCCCTGTGGTTCTCAATTCGGAAGTGGTTACACGGTTGGTTAAGTGGGCAATAGTGCCGAAGTTGGCCACAGCGTCAGCGGAGGCCGGTGTTTCTGGCGGCAACGCCGCCCCTTGGAGTTCTGTCACTAACTGTACGCCAGATGAGTGGCGGCGATTATCGAATGAGTTAAAAAGTCGGGGGTTTAGTGGTGGCGAGAATGAAATAAACATCCTGATGCGCGGTAGCCGGTTAAAAATCAGTAATGGGCGTTCATTAGAGTGGCGAAATGATCGCCTTATCGAAGTGGAGGCTAGCCCAGAGCATCAAAGATGGCCGGGTTGGAACTAATACGTTACGTAATAGTGAGTCATATCAGTGGCATAAATGGGTTCACTATTTCTGGTTACTTATGTTACTGTATAAATACACAGTATGTTGTTGATGGTGGAGGCGTCAGTGGATTTACTGGACGAATCAATAGAAATAGAACGTATCGAGCTGATCGCAAAATTTGTCTGCGGTGATGAGAGTAATTCCCGTGAGCGTCAGGTAGCACTGATTTGGATAGCGGAGCTGGCGGAGGATATGCGAGTAAGTATGTTAGCGAAAATAAATAAGCCACCGGTTAGTGGTGGCTGTATATCAAGCGGCGTTGTTTCGTAACAGGTCGAGAGTCATTTGCCGTTGTTCAGGGCTAAGACTATCAATGATTGTTTTTATCATCTGTTCGCCTTGTTTTGCGCTGGGGCTTAGTGTGTGGGAAAAAGTCAGGTTCATAACAAAAGTATGACCACACTCAACATCTGAACAGGCACAGTAAATATCTGCAATTTGGCGGTGCTTACGGTTGGTTTTACTAATGACAGCCTTTGCACCGCAGTCAGGACAAAAGATTTTCATAACGCGCATGTTTCGGGCTCCAATAGAATTTAACTGTTGGAATTTTAGCGTTTTTCTCCTCATACCGCACCCGCCTTTGTTGTATCAACGTCAAAAACAAGGTGTAAACGTTCTGGGATTTCCAGATCAGCGCTGATAGCGTCACGAAAACGGCGTTGAACAGGGATTACCTCATCTTTTCGGTACGTATTACGTGCTTTTTCTGGATCGCCAAGGCCGCCCGCGTTCTGGGGAATTTGCCCCGCTAGCCCGGCAGGGAAACGGTGCGCGTTGAGAACGTCTTGGGCACTGATGTTTTTTACGTTGGAAAACTCATCATTCGCGCCAATATCCCCCATCTGAATAAATTGCACCCCTTTTTCATCGCCACCGGGAATGTTTACCAAGATAGTGCTGAAATTCCCGATCCCTTTGCTTTCTGACAGTTGGCGTTCAATCTCTTCCTCCACTTCATCGGTCATATTCGAATCGGTGGTGTAGAGGATGCCGCCCGTATGGGCACCGTTATGGTAATAGCGGCGGCGAAAAATTGTCGCCTCGCTGTTGAGCAGTGCCGCATGAATGCCGCCGATGTAATCTGGCAGGCCATAGACTTGTTGCTGTGGGTCATATTGGCGGATAAAGATAATATCTTCTTCTGGGTAAACCAGTGGCTCGCCATCTTGTAATACCACGTATTCTCCGCTTTTACGGACGCGGGTATACAGCGCCGGTAATGGCGTTAAATCAATAACGTCACCCCAGCCGTTACGCACTTTCAAAATGGCCACATCGCCAAAGGTCAGATAGTCAAAAATGGCCGCTCTGAATTCATCATGGGTCAGGCCACCGCTGAGATAGTCTGATGCGATCATATTGTGACGGGCATACAGTACACCGCCGTGCTGGCCATTCAGGTTAATTAGCTGTGCCAGCGCAAGGCGCTCAATGGGGAGCGTGTAATGGTCATAATCATTGTCATACCAAATATCACGGTAATCCGTGCCGGTGGTCAGGATAGGTTCTGGCTTGCCCAGTGTGAGCAGGCTCATTTTGCGCTTAGCCTGTGCGTTTGGTTGGCGCTTCATAGCGCGGCGTTTATTCTTTTTCATGCGGCTTGTTTCAGCCTCCAGCGTGATTGTGGGCGGTTTTCGTAGTTAATGGGTTCGTTATGCAGAGCATGAGCAATAGCAAAGGCAGCCTCTGCGTGTCCGGTGTCTGCGCTGCGATCGGCAACAAAGGTCATAGAGTTGCCGCTGTTGGTTGTCGTGCGGCGAATGGCCAAGAAACTGGCGGGGATCTCGGTGTGGTCTTTTGGCCATTCGATGCGGTTACTGCTGATAACGTCCAGCGCTTTTAAAATCAGCTCGTCTTTGGTTTTCACGCTGTAACGAATAGGTACGGCGACACGGCCAGCGAAGTGCTGGATGTTTTCAAACACGGCGTTGCCGATGCCGGTAACATCAATTCCTAGGTAGCGGATGTTATATTTTGCGAATAGCTTTTTGATTTCGTTGGCCTGCCAGCGGAATGACATGCCGTGCCAGTTCACGATTTCCAATACCCTGAACTTTTCACCCTCCAAAAGCGGCGGGGCAATAATCACAAACGTCGAGAGGTCGCCGGAACGTGCCGGGTCATAACCCGCCCAAACCTCGCGATCACCAAAGGGGCGTTTTAGCTTGATGTCAAAATCTTGCCAAATATCCCGATCTACCCCGCAGCGCTCCAAATCTTCAAAGCTAAATACGGCGTCTTTGCTATCCACAAATACGCACATATACAGCATGGCAAAGGTGGCATCGTTATAGCGATTGCGCAGGCGCTCAATGTCAGCCAAGTCAAAGCCGCCACGGATCGCATCTTCCATCGTGATGATGTAGCGCCATTGGCCATCGGGGCACAGGCGGCCACCGTCGCGCAGTTCGTCAAACTCAGGGAATTTAACCTTTGCGCGCTTCTTGCTGCCGCGCTTCCATTCTTCCCCCGTCCAGAATGGGTAAGCCTGATGGGTTTTGGCCGATGGCGTCGAAAAGTACGTGGTGCGCCATTTGTCATGCGTGGCCATGGCGCTGGCCACTTCATTAAGGTGGGTGAAGTTAGGCACCCAGAAATATTCGTCACAGTACAAATGCCCGCTATAGGATTGCGCGGTGTTTTTGTTGGTAGACAAAAAACGCAGTTCCGCGCCATTGCTTAAGCGGATCGGGTTGCCGGTCAAATCAATGCCAAAATACTGCTGGGCAATGTTGACGATGTACGAGCGGAAAACCTCGGCCTGTGCCTTACTGGCTGAGAGGAATATTTGTGGGTCGCCGGTTAATACTGCGTTTTCGAATGCTTCAAAAGCAAAGTACCAGGTGGCACCAATCTGGCGACTCTTAAGAATATTGCGCACCGTCTGGGCGATATTCAAACGCAGGTGCTTTTGATAGCCGAATAGATGTTCGTCAGCCCATGTATCAAAATCTTCTTGGGTCAGGCTAGAAATATCGTTTTTGCGGTACTTCTTCTTTTTCGCTGGGCGTTCGCCGTCGTCAGCACCTGCCGTAAATTGGCTATCGCCTTTGGCCGCTGCCAGCTTTTCTTTGTGTTTATTAGATTGCGCCCGCAACTTCACGGCATGCGCGATCAGGATTTCCATTTCCTTTAGTTCAATGTCTGTCTTTTTATCTCTACCGGCCAGCAGCTGGTAGCGGCGTTCTATTGCTTCCTCGGTGCTTTCATGGCTGAGTAAATCAGACCACTGACCTTTTTCAGCCCAATAGTAAATAATCCGCACATTCGGCAGATTTAATTCATTGGCGATTTCTTTTGGCGTCATTCTTCTTAAATAGAGAGCACGCGCCACGCCGATTAATTCAGGAGAGTATTTAGCCATAGACTTTATTATGCAGAGATATTTATGAATAAACGCCGGGCTTAATTCGTCTTGATTCGGTAATAGCCGTATATCCGAATTTATACGAATTAAATCGAGTGTCAGATGAAAAGTATTAGGCAATAATTCATTTCGTTAGAGCACAACGAGCAATCAGGAAAAACAATGTCGCAATTACGCACTGACTGGCTTTGTGTTGCTACCGAAGGGGATACTGTTGACGGTCGTCATTTAGAGCGCCAATGGCTTATTGATGCTGGGGATTTATATGATCCGAATTTATATGCCGCATTAATTTGGCCAGAGCATGAAAAGGATTACGGGAATTTTGGCGAAGTCTTGGCATGTATGTGGCAAGAGGGTGACGATGGTTTGGTTCGGCTTTATGTCCAGCTACGTCCAAACGCTTATTTGCTTGATGCTAACCGCCGTGACCAAATGCTTTATATGTCTGTGGAGCTAACGCCCGATGGGAACTTTCGCGGTACTGGCCGAACGTATTTAGAAGGGCTGGCGGTTACAGATACCCCTGCAAGTGTGGGCACTACGCGTCTGCGTTTTAGTCATCGTAAAAGACGTTCACGCCCAGTATCTGGGTATTACGCATTTTCGATTAACAAAGCTGGAAAAATTAAACAGGGTAATAAGATGAAAAATTGGCAGAGCTGGTTTGGTATTAAACCTAAACACTTTGAAGAGCAGTCCGATGATAATGCGCCAGAAGATGGCGATAAATTGCAGGTGCTGGCTAATGCGGTGAATGATTTAGAAGCCCGCATTACCAAATTAGAAGGTAGTCAGGAGCAAACCGATCAGGCTGTTGAGGAGGTACAGGCTGATGTGGAAACAGTAAAAGAAGTTGTCGATACCGAAGAGTTTGCCATTATTCGTGATAATGCAAAATCTATTGTCAGTAACTTTAGCAAGCTGGATAAAAAAATCACCAAATTACCTAAGCGTGATATTGGCGATAAATCCCAGCGTAAAGAATTTAAGCATTTGGTCTAAATAACCTGATCGCGAATTAAATTCACTTTAATTAAAACTATTTCGCGATAAGCGAGAGGGATATTTATGCAATTAAATAAGCGCGCTGAGCAATGGATCCATGCTTTCAGTTCGGCGCTAGCGGAATCTCATGGGGTGGGGGATGTAAGCCGTTATTTCTCACTGACCGATCCGAAAGAAACACAGCTACGTTCTGCGCTGTTGGAGTCCGTCGAGTTTCTTTCCATGATCACCTGTGCTGATGTTGATCAGCTCTCTGGGCAAGTCGTTTCGGTCGGGAGTTCTGCGCTGTACACCGGGCGTAAAGAGGGTGGCCGATTCTCTCGTACCGTGGGCGTGGATGGTAACGAATACAAGCTGGTGAAAACGGATTCTTGTGCTGCTCTAACGTGGGATTTGCTTTCTATCTGGGCGAACGCCGGTGATGAAAATGAATTCTTCCAAAAGGTGCAGGCGTTCTCTGAGCAGATTTTTGCGCTCGATATGCTGCGTATTGGCTTTAACGGCAAAAGCGTGGCCAAGACAACCGATCCGGAGAAAAACCCCAACGGCGAAGATGTGAATATTGGCTGGCACGCCAAAATGATGGAATTCAACGACGGTGCACAGATTATCACTGATGGCGTGACATTGGGTGAGGGTGGTGATTACGCCTCACTGGATGCAATGGCGTCTGATTTGGTAAATGCCAAGTTACCGCAGCAATTCCGTAATGATCCGCGCTTGGTGGTGTTGGTGGGGGCTGATTTGGTGGCTGCTGAACAATATCGTCTATACCAGAAAGCGGATCGCCCAACGGAGAAAATCGCCGCCCAAATGTTGGGCAGTACGATTGCAGGCCGTCCAGCCGTGGTGCCGCCGTTTATGCCGGGTAAACGTATGGTCGTCACGCCGCTTAAAAACCTTCACATCTATACGCAGCGCAATACGCGCCAGCGTAAGGCGGAATTTGTTGAAGACCGTACACAATACGAAAACAAGTACCTACGCAATGAAGGTTATGCCATTGAAGAGCCGGAAATTTACGCGGCCTTTGATGAGTCAGCCGTGACTATCGGCAAAGTAGCCGAACCGTCAGAGCAAACCGGAGCATAAGCCATGTTGTCACCCGCTCAACGTCATAACGCCAAAATCAAAGCCCAGCGGGCACTGGAACGGTGTCAAGTATTGGACGCTGAACACAGTCTGCATGTGCAGTTGGCGGCGTTGGAACGTGATGTTAAGCGGCTGCGCAATCTCGATACGCTGCGTGATCGCACAATCATGAAACGCAGCGAACTGCTGCCGCGATGGCTGCCCACCGCGCAGGCGTATTTAGACAGTGGTGAGGTGTACCAAAACCCTATTTTTTCGTACTGCGTGGTGTGGCTGTTTGACGTTGAAGAGTTTGATCAGGCGTTGGATTGGGCGGATATGGCCATTGCACAGGGGCAGGAAACACCGGGCAATTTCCGCAGTAAGTTTCCGGCCTTTGTGGCTGACACCATGCTGGCATGGGCTGAGATGGCAGCCAGTTGCGGCGATGGCGTGGAACCTTACTTTTCGCGCACATTTACCAACGTGACGCAAAACTGGCGGTTGCATGAAGAAATTACCGCCAAATGGTTCAAGTTCGCTGGGCTTCTGATGCTGCGCGACGATGAAGGCAAGCCACGCGCTAGCGCCTTGGATGATGTGGAACAGCTGGAAAAAGCAGGGCTTATGCTGGCGCAGGCAGAGGGGCTGTATAAAAACGTGGGCGTGGGCACGATGCGCAAACAAATCAGCGCCCGTATTCGGGCACTGCAAAAGAGTTAAAACGACTACCGCAAGCCAAGCGGGCGCGGTGGAGGCAATGCACTTCTGTGTGATGTGCCATGGAAGCCGGTCAGCCCGCTTTACCGAGGTTTTTATGTTTAGTGGAACACCGATTGATTACCAAGACGCACCGCTGACCAATGACGGCTTTTGGCCTGATTTGAGCCTAAAAGAGTTTCAGCAGCAGCGCAGCATTCCGCCCGATATTGACGGCGGCACCGTGGCACAGGCGTTGTTGACGGCTGCCGGTGAAGTGAATCGGGATCTGCGGGACGTGGCCGCCAAGCATGGTAGCGAAGGATATACGCAGGCGCAGGAAGTGCCGGGTGTGGCCATTGACGGCATCAACTTGCTGTGTGGCCAATACAAAAAGGCCGTCTATGCCCGCGCAAAAGCGGATTTGATGGGCGAGTTTGCCACCATTGGCCGCCGTGAATCTCATCCGGGGCAGGAAAGTGCGGAAACACGTAACGGACTACTGGCGGAGGCATCCATTGTGATCCGCAGTATCAAAGGGCTGAAAAGGGTCACGGTGCGCAAGGTATGAGCCAGTTGGAGTCACTCACGCAGTTTTTTAAAGACAACGTACCGCCACGGGCAATGCTGGGGTTTAGCAGTGAAATGGATGAACTGCAATACATCCCCGCGCAAAAGGATTTGGGGCTGGGGCAATACCGTTTGGCCATTCTGCGTAGCACGGCGTTGTTGTCTTGGGAGCGTTTCCCGTATCGCCTGTGCGATCCGCGTTTGCTGATGGCACTCATGACGGTATGGCTAAATGAGGCTGATCGCAGCCTGTTTGAAAGAAACGGCATAGACGACAGTTCACCGGAATGGGATGTGTCGGTGGATGATGAGGAAACCGCCACAGTGGTGCTGACCGTGCCCATGGTTGAAGAGTTGTGCATTGTGCCCGATGAAAAGGGCGCGATCCCGTTTGACGGTCAGCATTGGCGGTTGGCTGATCCAGCGATTTGGACGGCGCTCACCGCGCAGGTGTTTGGCGCTGATGAGCAAGGCGCACCGATTGGACAGGCGCAATGATTGCCCACGGTGAATTGAACAAAGCGCAGTTTAAAACGCTGCGCGATGAGCTGGCCAAGCTGGATTTACCGCCGAAAAAGCGCCAGCGGTTCTTATGGCGTATGGCCAAGTATGGCGTGATGGCGGCGGCCAAACGCAACGTGCGTAATCAGCAATCGCCGGATGGCCAGAAGTGGGCAGGGCGCAAGACCAAGCGCAAAGGCAAGATGCTACGCAATATGCCGAAACTGCTGCATATCCGCGAAATGCCACAGCAACAAGCGGTGCGCTTGTATCTCAAAGGGGGCGGATACCGTAACGGGGCTAAATCGGTGCCTGCCGGTGTTGTTGGCTACGGCCAGCAGAACGGCATGAGTGTGACCATTAACCGCCGTCAGGTGGCAAGAAATCAGGCACAGGGCGATCAGCCCGCCACGGTGAAACAGGCTAAGCGCCTGCGCAAGTTGGGGTACAAAGTCCGCAGCGGAAAGCGCTGGAAAAAGCTGGGTTACAAAGAAATAGCGGCATCACTCACCAAGGCGAAAGCCGGTGCGATCATCCGTTCGATGGAGGGGAAACCTGCAAAAACATCGTGGTCGGTAGATGTGCCCGCCCGCCAGTTTATTGGCATGAGCGATGAAGATTTTAATAAGGCGCTGGCGCGTCAGCTTCAAGCCATCGGCTTTGGCGCTGATGTTAACGCGCAAGATATTAGGGGATCGGCATGAGTTGGCCACAGGTGACGGTTAATCAAATTAACCAGCTGCAAGGCGAAACCAAAGAGATCGAACGCACCACGCTGTATATCGGCATGGGCAAAACCAACGTAGGCAAAACGGTGGCGGTAAATACCCAATCCGATTTTGATGCGTTGCTGGGTGAGGCGGTTAGCCCACTCAAAAGTAACGTCAAAGCGGCCATGCTGAATGCAGGGCAAAACTGGTCTGGGTATGTGCATGTGTTGGCCGAAGATAGCGAGTCTGATGCGTGGGAACAGGCCGTACTGGCGGCGCAGTCGGTGGCGTCTGTGGAAGGGGTGGTGTTGGTTGATGATATTAGCGACAAAGCGCCGATCAATGTGGCGGCCAGCTTGCGCAGTGAGCTGATTGCTAAGTATGGCCGCTGGGTCTGGTTTGAATTGGCGGTACAGGCACCGCAGGCCGAAGAAACATGGGCGGAGTATGTGGAACGCCTGAGTGCGTTACAGCAGGGCATTTCCGCGTCTGCGGTGCAGTTGGTTCCCCGTCTGTGGGGGAATGAGCCGGGCGTTTTAGCTGGGCGTTTGTGTAACCGAGCGGTGACGATTGCTGATAGCCCGGCGCGTGTGGCCACCGGGGCATTGCTGGAATTGGGCAGTGATGTGCTGCCGGTTGATGGCACCGGTGTGGCTATTGATTTGGCCACGTTGCAGGCGCTTGAAAAGCAGCGCTACAGCGTACCAATGTGGTATCCCGACTATGACGGCATGTATTGGTCTGATGGGCGCACGTTAGATGTCGAGGGCGGTGATTATCAGGTGATCGAATACCTGCGCACCGTGGATAAGGCGGCGCGTCGTATCCGTTTACAGGCGATTGCCAAGATTGCCGATCGGTCGCTGAACAGCACACCGAGCAGTATTGCAGCGCACCAAGCGTATTTTGCCAAAACGCTGCGAGCAATGGCCGTATCGGCACAGATTAACGGCGTGACGTTCCCCGGTGAGGTGAAAACTCCACAAGATGGGGATGTGACGATTGTCTGGAAATCGGCCACGGCGGTGGAGGTTTACATTGTGGTACGTCCGTATGAGTGCCCGAAATCCATCACGGTGAGTCTGTTACTGGATACCAGCATTGAGGGGGCTAGCGCATGAGTCAGCGTCTATCAGGCCAGTCGATTGATATTCGTCTGGATGGTGAATTGATCCACGTTGAAAAAGTCAGCTTGGATATTACGGATAACAGCGCTCCCGCCAGTACGCAGGGCGTACCGGATGGCTGGGTTGCCGGGGATGTTTCCGCCGAGGGTGAGATTGAGGTGAGCAGCAAGACTTTTCAGCAACTCACCGCCATTGCCCGTCGTGCAGGTTCATGGCGCGGCATTGAGCCGGTGGATCTGATGTTCTATGCCAAAGCGGGCAACGAAGAGCTAAAAGTGGAGCCGTTCGGCTGCAAACTGTCACTGAGTAATGTGCTGGACGGTGATCCGAAAGGGGGCAGCACACTGACGCACAAAATTAAGTACGCGGTGACGAGCCCGAACTTTGTACATATCAACGGCATCCCGTATCTGGAACGCGCCGCCACGCAGAACCTGATCGGCTAAGGATGGATGATGCAGGAGCATGAAAAAACGTTGTTTGGGCTGTTGATTGCAGGCTTTTTGATTGCGATGGGGCAATTGTTAAACGGATCAGAACCTATCACCGCACGGTTGTTTTTGGGGCGTGTGATTCTAGGAACGGGGGTGTCTGTTTCTGCCGGTGCGGTGTTGCTGTGGGTGCCTGATTTGCCGCCGCTGGCCATCATTGCATTGGGCACGGCGCTGGGTATTGCTGGGCATACGTGGTTTGAAAACTGGTTACGCAAGAAAGGTGCAAGCCTGATAAAAGGAAAGAAACCATGACGTTAAGTGAAAAACAGCAGCTTTTTGTTTCGCTGATTGCCCAGTTGATTATGTGGGCGAACGATAAGGGCTATCGTCTAACCTTTGGCGAAGCCTACCGAACCCCAGAGCAGGCCAAGCTAAACGCGAAAAGCGGTGCCGGTATTGCCAATAGTCTGCATACCCAGCGTCTAGCCGTGGATTTTAATCTGTTTGTGAACGGGGAGTACAAAACCAAAACCGAGGACTATTTACCGCTGGGTGAATATTGGGAATCGCTGGGCGGTGCGTGGGGCGGGCGCTTTAAATCCCGTCCTGATGGCAACCACTTTAGCCTAGAGCATAACGGGGTGCGCTGATGGCCAGAACGCTGGCGATGTTGATGGCGGCGCTGCTGGCGTCATTTTTCGCCGGATGGCAGGCCAACGACTGGCGGCGCGATAGTCTGGAATTAGCCATCAACCAAGCGGCCAGCGCTGCCGGTGATGAGTCCAGAGCGGCCATGCAGAAGGTGGCCAGCCAATCAGCGCGGGAGTTAGAAACAACGCTTGAGGCGTTACGCAATGCCAAGCCACCAAAAGAAATCTATAGGGAAATGGTTAAGCCGGTTTTTACTAATGTGTGCCTGTCTGCTGAGTATGTCAGCTTGTACAACGCCACCGTTGAACAAACCGAACGTGCCCTATCAAGAAAGCCTGAAAATAAAGTGTCAGGAAAATGATTTACCCCGATTAACGGGAGCGCAGGGAGCCGCAGCCGCAGAAGCCTTAAATACATGGCCAGAAATATATGGTCAATGTGCGGCGCGTCATAATCAATTAATTGATGAAATCAATAAACGGGAAGAAATAAACAATGGCGAATAAAAAGATTGTATTAACGGTAGGCGGTACTGAATTAACGTTCGAACCTAATACCACGGCATATAATAAATTCATTAATGAAATGGCGATGGATAATAAAGTTTCACCTGCGCACAATTATTTGATGCGTATCGTTGCCGCTGAAAGCAAGGAAGCATTAAGCACTATTTTAGAACTGCCGGGGGCTGCATTACAGTTGGCTACCAAAGTAAATGAAATCTTTGCGCCGGTATTGGAAATCGACGTAAAAAACTAACGGCGCGGGTACGCGCTATCGAAAATAACGGTTTAGAACAATATTTGATTTTACGCCGTCATTATTTACCCCACGAAAATGATGAGCCAGATAATTTGGCGGCAGCATTATGGCTAGATAACCGTTATTGGGAATATCACCGTATTGCTGTGGCCAATGGTATTGCGCTGGCCTTTAAAGGTGATAAGTGAAACAGCTTGAATTTACATTAAGCCTTATCGACAAACTCACCCGCCCATTAAAACAGGCGGAAGGGGTAGTGAAAGGTTTTGCCGAAAATTCACAGGCGCACTTTGCCAAAGTGGGGATCGGTGCTGCGTCATTGTGGGGTGTGGCGCAGACCATCCAAGGCGCATTAAGTCCGGCAATTGAAATGTATGACGCATTGCAAGAGGCATCGGCGCGGGGCGTGGATGATACGGCGCTTAAGTCCGTACGTAATTCAGCGCTGACGTTCAGCATGCAATATGGCCGCAGTGCGGTGGAGTTTGTGCAGTCTACCGCTGACATTAACGCCGCCATTATTGGGCTTACCGGGCAAGAGCTGCCGAAGGTGACGAGAACGGCCAACGTGGTCGCCACTGCCCTAAAAACCACAGCAGGCGAAGCCGCCGAATTTATGGGGCAAATGTTCGGTCAGTTCAACCAACACGCCCAGCAGGTAGGCAAAGTTCAGTTCGCCGAAGAGCTGGCCGGAAAAATGGCCTACATGAAACAGACCTTTGGCACGGATATGGCCACCATCAAAGATTTGATGGAAGGGGCGCGCGGCGTGGGTTCCAACTACGGGATCGGCATGGATGAACAGCTGGCCGTGTTGGGACAGTTACAAAGAACGCTTGGCACCGAGGCGAGTAGCGCATACGAAGGCTTTATGACCAGCGCTGCCGAAGGGGCTAAAAAGCTGGGATTAAGTTTCACCGATACCAACGGCAAACTGCTGGCTATGCCTGCGATGCTGGAAAAACTGCAAGGGAAGTACGGCGCTAGCATTGAGGGTAATCTCAAGGCGCAGGCGGAGCTAGATGAGGCCTTTGGTGACAGTTCGGCGCTGATTAAACATCTGTATGGCAATGTGAGCGTGCTCCAGCGCAATATCACCGAGCTGGGCGGCAGTGATGGCCTTAAGCGGGCGCAGGAGATGGCCAGCAAGATGGTGAAGCCGTGGGATCGGCTGATGCAGGTGTTTACGGCCATCCGTACCGTGATCGGATTAACGCTGATCCCTGTGTTGTATCCGGTTATCAATAAGTTGGCAGAAATGGGCGCGACCTTTGCCCGCTGGATGCAGCTGTTTCCCAACATTGCCCGCGTGGTGGGCTATGCCGCCATGGCGTTGCTGAGCTTTGCCGCTGTGGGGGCTATCGCCAATATTGTGATGGGCGTTTCCGGTTTCATCATGATGGGGCTGAAAGGCATTTGGGCAGGCCTGATGAGCATAACCAAGCTTTATACCGCTGCGGTATGGCTGGCGCGAACGTCGATGCTTGCATGGAATGCAATCCTACGTGTTACGCGTGGTGTGTTGTTGGCGCTGCGCATGGCGGCTATTACTGCGGGGATCGGGATTAACCTAATGAGTTGGCCGATCTTGCTGATTATTGGTGCTATCGCGCTGTTAGTCGCCGGTTGCTATTACCTGATTAAATATTGGGATGATATTAAACGTGCGGTGATGGATACCGCCGCATTCCAGTCCTTAATCAATGTGATGGGTTATGTAGGCGACCTATTTAAAAACGTATGGGCGTCTATTGTTGAGGGATGGCATAGCGTTGTTTCTGCCATTACGGGGTTTTCTCTTGGTGATGCCATGAGCGGCATGGTTTCCGGTATCAGTGAGTTATTTAATGACCTGTGGGCATCAATGAAACAAAGCTTTTCCAGTTCGTATGATTGGATTATTGAAAAATTAAATTACATCCCCGGTATTAATATTAGTGCGTCGTCGGAAAACACTGCCGCACCGGTAATGCAAAATAGCATTTCTAGCGGCGGTCAGATTAAAGGGATTGAACGCGGCGGATTAAATAAAGAAATGAATACCCATAATAAGCGCATCACGGATAACAGTAAGAAAATTGATACCGTCAATATTTATCCAAAAGAAATGATGAGCAGTGAAAAATTAATGGAATGGCAGGAGCTGGGCGCATGAGTGAATTGCAGTACGTCGATTTATATATTTTAAATCATGATTTCTCACTGAATGCCGGTAATGAACCTGATACCTGTAATAACCAAGTCAGTATTGGGCAGGACATTGTTCACGCTATTTATGAAAGCGGTCTGGTCACGCAGCTGGTTGCCGAGCGTAGCCCTACATTACGCGCTGATCTGTTTACGCAGCTGGAATTATTAGTGGAAAGCGATGAGCGCATTGTGCCGGGCAGCGTGGTTGTGCAGGAAGAAACCAAACAGCGGCTTTGGATCACGGCGGAAACTTATGATTTTGGGGCGGTATCGACGAGGGCAGACCTATGACCAATAAGCCCAATGTTGATTTTGAGCTGGTGCTTAAAGACAGCGGTATGCCAACCACAGAGGCGGAGATCCGCGAACAGTTCAACAAGGTGGTCAAGGCTGAGGGACTGATTACCAACACCTCGCGCATGTCACCGTTCTGGCGTCTTATCACGGCCATTGTCACCACGCCGGTGCTTTGGATTAAAGAGGTGTTAGTGGGCACCGTGCTGGCCAATATGTTTGTCGCCACCGCCAGCGGCCAAATGTTGCGCCTGCTGGCGTGGGCGGTGAATCTGACCGCCAAACCCGCCACCGCCGCCGAAGGTGTGATCCGCTTTGTGAAACAGGATGCCAAAGCAGCGGTGACGGTCAAAGCCGGAACGCGGATACAAACCGAGCGTATCAACGGCGTGGTGTATGTACTGGTGACGGTGTCGGACTTCACGATCCCCGCAGGCGTACCCAATGCGCTTATCCCTGTGAAAGCGGAGGCTGCCGGTGGTGCGTACAACTTGGCACCGGGCTATTACCGTATTTTCCCGGTGGCGGTGGACGGTATCAGCCACGCGGTAAATGAGGATGATTGGCTACTGACACCGGGTGCGGATGAGGAGTCCGACGATGAATTACGCGAACGCTGCCGCAACCAGTTCAATCTAGTGGGTAACTATCACACTGATGCGGTGTACCGCAGCATGATTGCGGGCGTTGCTGGGTTGTCGATTGATCGCATTTTCTTTTTGCATGATGCGCCACGCGGAGCAGGTACGGCCAATGCCTACCTGCTGTTAGATAGCGGTGTGACGTCACAGCCGTTTATCGATGCGGTCAATGACTACATCAACACCCAAGGCCACCACGGCCACGGTGATGATATGCAGTGCATGGCCATGCCAGAAACCCGTCACAATTTGGCTGTGTCGCTGTATGTCACGAATCCCGACAACATGACCGCAGACGAAAAGGCCGCGCTGCTGGGCGGTGTTGAAAACCTGATCCGTTGTGCGTTTCGTGAAAACAGCAATTACGACGTGAAAAAGACGTGGCCATATTCCCGTTTTTCTTTTTCCAATCTGGGGCGGGAAATCCATAAAACCTTTGATGTAGTGGATTCACTGAGCTTTTCGCTGACCGATATTGTGAGTGATTTAGCCGTGCCGCGTTTGGATTCGCTCACCGTGGAGTTACAGCATGACTGAATTTGAAAAGCGTCTGGCCAACCTGAAATTGCCAAGTTGGATGGATAAAGGCGAACCGGCCAAGTTACTGGCAGGGGCGCGGGTATTTTGGCTTGGCGTGATGGGGTGGGTGCAATGGCCACTGCGCCAGTTTGATCCACTGACCTGCGTTGAACCGGTGCTAAATCTGCTGGCCTATGACCGTGATGTCTCCCGTTTTAACGGCGAACCGTTGGCACTGTTTCGCAAGCGTGTGGCCTATGCCTTTGTGAATGCGCGGGACGCGGGATCGGTTGAGGGCTTTATTGCCATTTTTCAGCGGCTGGGCATTGGCGATGTGGAGCTACTGGAACGCCAGCCGGGGATCGATTGGGACGTTATCACGGTGCGCGTGACCGATAGCCAGATTGCTGACAATACCGAATTGCTACTGGAAATCATCAAGCAGTATGGCCGTACCTGTCGGCGTTACCGATTTGAAGTGATCACCCAGCAAAAAATGTTTATTCGGGCGGGGTGGTATGAAGGGGAATATGTTTGCTATGTCGCCAGCCTATCCCAAGAGAAAACCAACAATAACAGCGCCACCTATGGCGCGAAGCTAGGGGGCTGAAATGTCACAAACCACGATCACACTGGCTTTTGAACAGTGGAAAGCCCAGCAGGCCGTCGATGGCAAAGCGGTGGTGCTGGATGAATTTGTATTGGCCAATGTGCCTAATCTGGATATTGATAACCCGATTGACCGCGCCGAACAGCTGCCCGCCACGCAGTATATTGTTCACCGTCAGGCGGTCAGTGCCACCGGCGTAGTGAATGAGAACGCGGTGGTGTATTCCGTCACGATGGGCGCGGAGGTCGGTGATTTTGAATTTAACTGGGTGGGGCTGATTAACAAAGCCACCGGGGCACTGGCGATGATTGTGCATGCGCCGCTGCAAAGCAAAATCAAAAATGCTGATGGTAAACAAGGGAACGTGCTCACCCGCTCTTTTTTAATGGAGTACAACGGTGCAGCGTCAGAAACGCAGATCACCACACCGGCAGAAACATGGCAGATTGATTTTACCGCGCGTTTGTCGGGGATGGATGAGCGTCAGCGCCTTGAGAACGTCGATTTGTATGGCGCAGCGGCATTTTTTGGCGATGGTTTTTTGGTAACGCGCGCAGCTAGCCAGTACAGCATTACGCAGGGTATCGGCTACGTGGGCGGGTTGCGTTGCAAGCTGCCCGCTACGCAAAACATTACCGTAACCACAAAGCCAGTAAAGGTCTGGGCAGATGTGTGCTGGAAAGGGACGCTAACCAGCGTGTGGGCTGAAGAGTTGAAAATCACGGTGGCCAATACGCTGGCAAACTACATGCAAGACGGTGTTCAGCATTATGTCTTTGCGGTGGCCAGCATTGATGCAAATGGCGTGATCACTGACCTGCGCCCAAAAGGGACGTTAGAAGGGCAGCAGGGCAATAAAGACTTTTTACGCATTGATAAAAGCCTGTCAGAAATTGCAAGTAAAGGCGAGGCGGCGCAAGTGGCGGCGCGTAAGAATCTGGCCTTGGGTGATGCCGCTACCAGAAATGCACAGAAAGCTATTACGGATAATACCCCTAATGCATTAATGATAAATGGTGCGTGGGGATTGGGGGGAGGTGCAACGCCTGTTGATTTTGCTTCTATCGAGCCATCTGGCTTTGTTCAAGGTTCAGGTAATTCTCCTATTCCCGGAACGATTCACTTTGGCATAAATGTTCGCCATCAAGATAGCTATGCGTTGCAATTTGTTGGGCGGAACAATCGTTTCTTTGCCCAAACAGTAGAAAACAAAAACTTTCGAGGGTGGACGGAGTTATTCACTAGTGCAAATAAGCCTACGGCAAATGATGTAGAGGCATGGCCTATAGCGGTACGCGGAACCATTGGAAACGGCACGCTATTGTCTACTGCTAATCAAGTGGGGGTTTATGTCATATCAGTAGCTAATCCGGCAACGGTTTCTGACTTCCCCAAAATAGGCAATACGCCGTTATATGGTTACGGCTTTATGTTTGTGACTAAAAACGGGGCAGCCATTAACCAATTTTATATGCCTCATCATGGCCCTATCGCTAACCGCCAATCATGGAATAACGAAACGGGCTACAACGATGGATGGAATGTCAGCTATGGAACAGCCAATAAGCCTACGGCAAGTGATGTCGGTGCATTATCGATCGGGGGTGGGGCACTAAACGGTAATTTGACCGTAAAAAATACATTGCAGGTCGGGAGTGTTGGAAATGCTGCGCTAAATATTGGTGACAACGATTCTGGATTGCGCAGCTCGGTCGATGGGCAAGTGGATTTATATGCTAACAACAAAAAAATGGGGTATTGGAACGGTAACATTCTGTCATTCACCGGTCAGATAATACCAAACAATTACAACAACTTTGATGCGCGGTATATCCAAAATACCCAAATGGGCGCAGAGGAATACGTAGATATTCCTTACCCCGGACAGGCGAGTTTACCGTGGGGTGCCTGTCCTACCGCCTATGTTGGCACAACAAAAAGCACGGGTTCAGGGATTTCATTCCATATATCAAGAGTCTATTTTCGCCGCCTGCAAAAATATATTGGTGGCTCTTGGAAAAATGTCGCATAAGGGAAAACCGCATGATTTATAAAAATTTTACTCTTTATACCCCTGAACGCGCTGTATTGGGCGTAACTTATCTGCAATCCGAAGATGGGCAGGATTGGTATGACGTCCGCGATAACTTAAGTGCGGCAAAGCTAAAAATTGCCTATCAGGATGATGGCGTGATCCGAATGCAAAGTTATAACGCGGTGGAGCTATATCCTGAAAATCTGTCCGTTGCGGAAATTAGCAAACGAGATGTGCCGAAAAACTTTCCTGAGCGACTCGACGGTAACTGGATTTTTGATGGCAAAAAAATTGTGCCGCGTGTCATTACTGCTCAGGAGGTTATAGACCAAGCAGAAGAAAAACGGGCGGAATTAATGGGGATCGCAAACCAGAAAATTGCACCGTTACAGGATGCGGTTGATTTGGATATGGCCACCAATGAGGAACGCGCCTTATTAACGGGGTGGAAAAAATACCGCGTTGAATTGAATCGCATTGATACAAACGCCGCGCCAGATATTGATTGGCCAGAGGTGCCTGATGTGGCGTGAGGCGAAAATTGCGTTTCCTGATGTGTTGTCAGCGCTCAATTGTTCCATTGTTCCCGCCCATCCATGGGTTTATGGGCTGGGGCAGCAAACGGAAACCGGCGCGTACCTAAGTCCAACCAATGCGGTGCAATATCTGGCCGCTAAGTTGTTAGCCACCGGTGGCCGTGCTGATGTGACCATTTTCATGATCTGCGGTGATACGCACGATAGCTTCATGAAAAGCTTAAATACGTTGGCGGCGGTATTTCCTTCGCCTGCGTTTACGCAGGTTTCCCGTATGGCACAGGCAGCGGCTGAGTTGCAGCAAGTCAAAATGCAACTGCCGGGTAAGGGCAGCAATAGTTTGCCCGCAGCGGTGCCGCTGTCCGTATCAACCAATCGCGCCGCGCTTAATGCTCTGCGAACGGCGCAGGCGCAAGCCGAATCATCAGCCGGTGCCAGTTTGGCTGGAATACACGCGGAGCTGGCCAGCTTTGCCACTGAGCATGCCAGCCAATTGGCGCAAATCAAAGAGGGGCTGGACGCGCTAAAAGGACTGAGCGCAAAGGCATGGGTTTTCACTGGCAGCGGGGAACTGGTAACCGTGGCTACGGAGTTGGCCAAGTCGGTGCCGCAGCCGTCGGCGGTGTATACCGTGGCCATGATGTTTGTTGCGGATGATTTGGGAAGTTTGGGAGGCATGATCCATGACATCGATCGTAATGCTGGCGCTTAACGGCGAAGGAATACCGCTGAAAGATATGCGTGTGACGCCAACCATGCAGATCCAAGATAAAGACCAGTCTGGCCAAACGTCTAGCACAGGAACGGCAGAGCAGGGCATTAAGCCGAAAGAATTGCGCGTGTCGGGCGTGGTGCCCTATGCCAACCCAGAGATTTTGAAACGCATCTTTGAGCTGGCACAGGCTAAAGATTCTGCCGGTAAACAGCAGACTTACCGCGTTGCGCATTTGGTGGCAAACACCATCGGCTTTCGTGAGGCGACGTTTACTGGCATGGTGGATGCTCCGCAACAGGATGGGAAAATGGCGTGGCTTGTCACTTTTACCCTGCGTGAAAAGCAGAGTGTGCCCGAGAAAAAGGAAGCCCGCGCCGGTAATAAGACTGCCGCACAAAAGCAAATACAAAACGGAAATGGTACGGGTGCCGGTGGGGCGTCTGCCGAGGATAGCGACAAACTGAGCTGGTTTGAAAGCAAGGTATTAAAACCCGTCAATGATGCATTGGGGTAAGCCATGAAGCCAATTAAACGACTGTATTTATCAGGTGACGAGGTTCACTTAGTGGATGTCACGCTGGCGTTAGAATTAAGCGCCTGCGGGCGCGGCTTCATTACCGCCCAAACCGAGGCAGATTACACCGGCAAAATGGTGCGTCTTGATGTGGGCTACCCCGAACTGGTGCTACGTTGGTTTACTGGCTACGTGGAGCGCTCGCAACCGTCTGAAAATGGCTATCAGCGTTTATTCGTGCGTGAATTGGTGGGGATATTTGAGCGAGCATGGCCATGCTCTTTTCAGCATCCCACACTACGCCAGATTGCGGAATGGCTGACTGAGCACAGCGGATTAAACGTGCAGGTGCCGAATGCGGACTATAGCGACAAACCGATCCCCCATTTCACGCATTCTGGCAACGGCTATCAACTGCTGGCCAATCTGGGGCGAGCATTCAACATCAATGATTATGTGTGGTATCAACTGCCGGATGGGGATGTATATGTGGGCAGTGCTGCGCATGCGCTGTTTGCGGGGAAGCCGGTAAATATCCCCACTGAGTTTAGTTTGCGCACGGCTGGCGGTAATAGCATGACGGTGCCTGTGGTGCAAAGTCTACGACCAGGTGCAGAAGTGAATGGCCAGCGCTTAACGTTGGTTAAGCTGAACAATGACGAAATGGCGCTCACATGGACGCCACGCAATAAAGCCACCGGGCAGCCGTTGCAGAAAACCCCGCTACAGCGTCAGGTTGAGGGAGCATATCCTGAACTGGCGTCCGGTCTGCATTTGCCTAAGTTTGCTCGGGTTGAAGCGCCTAGCGAACCGGTAAGCAGCGGTGATGTGGCCGATCCCTTTCGCCCACGTTATGCCGTTGATTTACAGCTTTTAGATGAGAATGGCCAGCCCGCTAAAGACACGCCGATTTATTCCGCTGTTCCGTTGCCGGTGCCCATGGCGGGCAGTGAATCCGGCATGTTTCAGTTTCCACCGGCTGGCACCTTGGTAGAGGTCGGTTTCACCGCAGGCCGCCCAGATAAGCCGTTTGTTCGTCAGACCATGCCAACCGGCAACAGCCTGCCGGATGTGAAGCCCGGCGAGCAGCTACAGCAACAAAGGGCGGAAGTCTCGCAGCGTGTGACGCAGGCCGGTGATTGGGTGCGACAGACTGACCAGACAATCAGTGAATCCTCTATGGTTCGTGAAGTGACCGCCGATGATGAGAAACGCACAGTAGTGGCCAGAGAAACGCTGGTAAAAGCCACGGATAAAACCACGGTAATTGGCACGGCCAAACTGATGGCCGGTGCTATTGTGCAGGTTACGACAGGGGATTATGCGCTGGCCACACAAGGCAACTATGTGGCCAACATTGCTGGCAATGCATCCACCAAGGTGGGAGGCGGTCTGGATCTGGATGTGAGCAAAAGCCTGATTGAAAAGGTTGGTGCGATTCGCCAGAGCGTGGCCAAAGCCAAACAGGAAATTATTGCGCCCACGGTTTGGGTGGGGAGTCAGGCCATAAACGTGATGCAGTTGATGCTAGACACTCTGGATGTGGTTAAACAACTGGCGCAGCAGACAGCACAGCACACACATAAAGAGACCGGCGCACCGCTCAATGCTGCCGACATCCAAGCAACGGGCGCAGCCGCAGACAGCCTGAACGGAAAATATAAACCCATCATTAGTTAAATCGATCTCTCATAGATAGCCCGCCGTGCGTGGGCTTTTTTGTGCCCGTCATATATCACACTGTGCGCCATTTTGAGCGCATCAACTCCCAAGTTAAGCGACGGGTCACGCAAAAAGAATCATCTTCACTACGTTACGCCTGCGCAGCGACAGACAGACAAAAGAAACATCCAACTGACGAAAACGGCACTACACCGCACCCGCCTGCGGGTTTTGGATCGAGAAAATTTTTCAGTTTTATTTTTCTACAAACCGATACGCCAGCCAGCGCCACCACTGGCTTTTCGCGAGAAAGTCCAAACTGAAAAGATTGAAAAGGATTTCAGTTTTTTTCAGTGAAAAGGAGCTGATGAAGATCTGATAAAAAATACAACCAACAGATAAATAAGGATATTTTCGTTTTATGTGAAACGGGAAGATCAAATGCATTATGGAAGCGCAAATGTGAAAAGTTGAAAGAAGTCAGGCGGGGCGAGGGTTGGCCATAGTATGCAGAACAAAACTGGACTGGAAAAAGCTGAACGAATTATTCTGTTTTTATGTACAGTATTTTAAGGTGCAAAGCATGAAAGGGGTTATTCTGAATGGCGTCATGTTCCGGGTTTTGGCCTCCGGGTGTGTACTTCAGGCGCATCACGTGTCTGGGAACTAGGGAAGCATGTATGCCATCTGGGAACCTGCCGAAGGCTGGCACGCCGCGATCAAGATTACGGGGTCATGGGGCAAGCAGCGCGGCGAAGCATACAAGATAGAGCAGCAGGCTATGCCTGAAGTCTAAAATTTATTTGGCTCAGCGAATGAGCAGAATTAAAAAATAATCGGCTCATATTTAAATGTTTGATAAATTTAGAATTGCTAATCCAGCGGTCATTGATTTTAGCGAGGAATGCTTTGAAAACTGTTCAAACTAAATTGTTTGGTGAAATTACTGCACCTAGAAATCTTGGAGAATTGATTGAGCTTACAAACCTGCATTCAGAGGTGCGCACGAATGTTTATATGTGGAGAGGGCAAGGAAATATTGATTGGCCAATCCATAGCGCTGCATTTCGGCGGTTGAAGCTAACTCATCGTGTAGCTAGTGAGCGGAGAATGAGATTGTATGAACTTGAGCTATTAAGCAAGGCTCGCCATAAAGGTTATGGCTACGAGGAAGGTCGGCGCTTGGCTGATTTTGAAGTGCTTGCAAAGCTTCAACATCATGGCGCCGCTACTAGGTTAATTGATTTCTCGAGGAATGTTCTGGTTGCATTGTGGTTTGCGTGCCAATCAGAAAGAGGAAAGGACGGGTTACTATTCGGCATTCATTCGGATTATATAAAAGGTCATGAAGGTGAGGCGGAAGAGCGTACTTATGATCAGATTTTTATCGATGGCATGAGTGAAAAGGGTGCTACTACGTGGGAGCCTCCGGCAGTAACAAAGAGAATTGCTGCCCAGAGTGCTCAGTTCATGTATAGCGTTGTTAGCGATGACCCAATGGGGAGCCTAGATTTTAATAAGGCGGATGATGCGTATCTTCCTATTTGCATTACCGCAAAGCTGAAAGATGATTTTTTGCGACTTCTTGAGGGCACCTTCGATGTGCGCCAGTTAACTTTATTCCCCGATCTTGATGGTTTCTGTCACGCCAATACCGAGAAAAACGGGCGTTGGGAGAATGAAAGATGGTGAAAGTATTAAATGTGAGGGGATGAAAAGGAGACACTGCTGCTTAGATACAAAAAAGCCACTTCGCAAGAGGTGGCCTAAGTAACTGAATTTAAATGTAAAAATTGCTGTCCCTGCTGGGCTTGAACCAGTGGCTAAGCGATGATGAGTATTCTGCTAAATCATGGGATTGAATCATCTAAGCTGACAGTAAGTTAACTGATGCTTTTATGATTACCAATATAAAAATCATGGTTAAAATGGAATGTCATCATTAGCACTTTCTTTTATTATAAATCCTCGGCGCTGTTGAAAAACCATGTTTGATGTTTTTTCAAACTTCTCTTTGTATCGTATTTTAAAACTAAGTGTGCAATACGTTGGAGTTATTAATTCGATGTCAAAGCACTTTTCTATCTCTTTTGAATAAAGAGCAAAATATAAGTCATCAATTTTATTAGGTGCTTTGACATTGGCCATTGCGTTGAGGATCATGTCTGAAAATTCTTTATATGTTTTCTTAAAAAGAATTACATTATTTTCAATTTCCTCATCCCATTTTTTATCTGCAAGAGGCGAAATTAGCGGGTTTATTGAATAAACCTTCTCATTCTTGCTACTTTCTGTTAGTGGGATGATCCACCCAGCATGCTCTAGAAAAGCTACTTCTGGTGATTCTATTTGGTAACTTTGAGTCGGAAAAGTAAGTAGTTGTCTTAGAATTGCAATTTTACTTTCACTAAGGTGGTTATATGCTGTCTTAAAATCAAATATTAACTTTTGATTAGCTAAGTCTGTGGCTATAGATTCGGCAGTTATTTTATTTTTTAAGTTGTTATTACAGGAATAGAAATGTGATATTTTCACCCAAATAAAACTTACAAAATTAAAGCTAACCACACCAAGTGAGATGCCTAAGACTAGCGTAATGACTACTATAAAAGATTTGTAATTAGGATATACAGGCTGGAGGGACGGTTCTAACCAACGGCTAAGATATGGAAGGGTTGTATCTAAAGCAAAAACTACCCCAGCAATCATGAACAGAGTAGTTAGTGCTCTCTTTGGTGTGTAGAGTGTTGAAACAAAGTTAACAATTTGTTCTATTGTATTCAC